AAAAGCGAAGGCGATGCAGAAAATCTTGCTGGTCTGGAAGAAGATTCATGGCATGGTGAAGGTGATGCTTGGCATGGCCAAGGGCAAGTAATGGAATATGCAGATGCACATATGGTTCCAAACGATAGTGCAAGTGCTATCCCGGGAACATCCGAGCTTGACGAAAATACACCTAGTAGACAATCACTGATTGACTTACTAAAAGATCAGGTTGATGTTAGTCATTTAGAATTACTTACATACGATGAATTGTTAAAAGTATGTGAACATTATGGCATTGAATTGAACGAGTATAATTCTGCAGATCCTGCAATGGGACCAAGTCCAGATGACTCACAAAGTCCAATTCATGAAATGACACAACAAGAACGACGTTTAGTTGCTTTGTATCTAGCAGAAATGAAACGTGCGGGATACTTTGAATAAATATACATTATGAATGAAGAATTAATTAACTCCGCTAAAATTGCTTTTGCCAGCAGTTTTAGTTTTTATTTAAAAAGTCACAACTTTCACTGGAACGTAGAAGGTCCTGCATTTTATCAATACCATAAACTATTTCAAAAGATATACGAAGATGTTTATGGTAGCATTGATGATTTTGCAGAAAACATTCGCAAAAGTGGTGGATATGTTCCTGCTAGTTATACACGATTTAGTACACTAACTGAAATTGCAGACGAAACACAAATTCTTCCAGCAGAAGAAATGGTACTTGTATTATTAGAAGATGCTGAACACATGATGGGTATACTTAAAGTTGTATACGACCTAGCCGAATCGGCTGGCGAACATGGATTCTCTAACTTCTTGGCCGAACGCATTGATGCGTTCCGTAAACATGCATGGATGCTACGAGCAACAACAAAATGAGAGCAAGTGAATTTTTAATCGAATCCAAGGGCACCACACTGGGTGGATTCACAGTCAAGCCCCTACACATCGGCGGCGAAGTTGATGAAGCATTAAAACTGGATGCACCACAAAAGTCATGGCCCAAACAACACATGCAAGCCTACTTGGACCGTATCAAGACTGGTACCAAAACCAAACAAGATCGTTTCAAGCCCATCATCCACGGCAGCAATGTTAAGGCCATTACCAAAGACGACGGAACAACAGAATGGGACCTAGAAGATCTCAAGCGTCAAATCACCACCCCGCCTAGAGCTATTCTGGGTTCCAATGCTAAGATGAGCAAGAGCAAAAAAGAAGGTTCTATTACATATGACTTGACCTTGCCGGCCCTAAACGGCATTGTGGTAGATGAAGAAACCGGCGAATTTGTGGAAATCACAACCTGCCCTGGTGCAGGAGAATGCCAACACTACTGTTATGCTCGCAAGGGCGGATATGTAATGTTCCCAGCAAGTTCAATGAGTGCGGCACAAGCACTCAACTTCTTGGTTAACCATCCTAGCGAATACATGGAGATGTTTGATCAAGAAGTTAAAAAAGCCAAAGCACTAGCACAAAAGAATGGTATCAAACTTCTAGTTCGTGTGCATGATGCAGGTGACTTCTTCTCTAAAGAATACTATGATCTGGTAATGGGTGTTAAAGCCAACAACCCAGACTGCAAGTTTTACTTCTATACCAAGATGGGAGATATTGCATCGGCGGATCAGCCAGATGATGTCATTGGACAATTCAGTCCGGGCGCCAAGAGTCGCGAGGTCAAAACAGTGCAGGTCGCACGTGATGCTGGCAAGCATGTGAAGGATGCTGTGACCCTGCCAAAAGAAATGTTCCGTGACTTGTTTGTTACAGATGCCAAAGGCAAGTATGTGAAAGACGCAGAAGGCCGCACACAGGTCCGGAGCCCAGAAGATTGGGAACACTTCAAGCACGAGCTGGCCGCTACTTACAAGATTGACCCACAGTCAATCATCACCTATGATCAGATGGTCAAGATTCCTGAACCTGGTCCCATTGGTGAAAAGAATGTACTGCAAAAAGATGGCACAGTTAAAAAAGTGCCAGTTTATGTTCCAGCCAAATGGAATGTTGTAGTATTCCCAGCAGGACACGGTGATCTAGGCGCAGCAAGACGTGATGTGCAAAAACAGTTCTTGATGTTCCACTAAATACTCATTATGCGAGCAAAAGAGTATTCTAAAGAAAGCGACAACCGTGCATTTGTACAAAAGTACATTCCTTGGATCGCTGAGCAATTGGGAATTAAAGAACTTCCTGAAATCACATTGTTAGATGCTCCTGTTGATACAACTTTTGGGCAGTATAACCCAGAAACAAAAACTCTAAATGTTGTTATTGCCAATCGCAATCCTGTAGATGTGCTACGTACACTGGCACATGAACTAACACATCACAAACAAAACTTAGCTGGCGAGTTGACTGCGGGCGCAGGCGAAACTGGTACTCCACAAGAAAACGAAGCCAATGCCAATGCTGGCGTTGTTATGCGTGACTTTGCCAAAGACAATCCTGAATACTTTGGTTTGGAAAAAAGTAGTATAACCGAAGAAGCATTTAACGGCATAGATATCACTCTTGAAATACAAAAAGATGATGAATATGTTGATGATGACGATTATGATAACCAAGTAATGTATGTTACTGCTACAAGTAACGGTCGTGAGTTAGGGCATGTGTTATTTGCCTTCGACGGTGATGAACTATTACCACAAGACCTAGAAGTTGAAGAACGCTATCGTGGACAAGGCATTGCCCAAACCATGTATGACTATGTGACTAGTAAAGGTTATAAGATACGCCGTAGTGGTCAACAAACTGATGCTGGTGCCGGCTTTTGGGCAAAACATCGACCTGAACAAAATGTTTGGGAGGAAACAACAAAAAATCCTGCACAAGATCCCGCAGTTGTGGCACTGTTAAATAAAATGAATTATCGCATGTGGTCTAAAGGTGATGGCGAATACATGATGACCTTTAAAAACACACAGCTTGAATTCAACAGTGCCGGAGTATTTTATAACGGTCCACCAGTGAAAGGGCCCAACGGTGTCAAACCCAATTTTGGAATTAAATGGCGTCATGATCCCGAATGGTATAGTCCAAGAGGCGAAATAAGTTTTGAACATGCTTGGAAAATGGGATTATTCCCGAAAATTCAAGGGATATATCCATATCTCCAAGAAATGGATAAACAGGGCCATAGCGATCGCAACAACTGTCTCAAAATAGATCAAGCGATAGTAAAATCCGCTATCGACCATGTTTGCAGTCAAAACACACCAGTCAATGAAGACAGTGTAGACGATAAAAAACATCAGTCTGAATTAATCGACTCATTAGAAAATTGGATGGCCATGGAGTACAATTTCCAAGACATTGAAACTATTCTAATGAGTCCCGAGTCAAGACCGTTTACACGACCGCCTGCAAGTGTACAATGGGTGTATCGTGCTATTGTGCCGCGTAGTCGAAGATTAAATTCAATCAAAGCCCGTGGACCTGTCGTGGCCTATGCTACACGTATAGAAGGTGCTATTGAATTTGTACGTGGCTTGGATACAATAGATCCGTGGTTAATTGTTCGTAAACCATTCAACCCTGCAGATATGCTATTGGATTTTACCACTATGTATGAGACTATCGTACAACCAGATGCATATAGTGGATACGCAGTCGAGCATGAAGTTTGGATGAGATCTACACCCGCATATAACAAAGCAACTAAACAAGAAGTTGTTTTGACCAGCGCACAGTATTATGCAGATAACTATGCCGAAAGCATCCACGAAGACAGTGGCGAGAATGAATGGAATGAATTATCTCCAAAAGTCTCTAAGGATACCAATGCAACTCCTGCAATTAAAGATTTGCAACATGATTTAAAAGAGCCATATAGTTACGATGCAATAGATCACATGATGACTGCTATTGCTAAAAAATACAACATGACTCCACATGACCTACATTTGTTATTTGTTGATAAAGTGGGAGCTACTCCAGACGTTTGGATTAGAAGCCGTGGTGCAGATCCTGACAAATGGACTAGTAAAGATATTGAAGAGAACTTTGCTGATGGCAAGAAGCCCGGACGTAAAGGTCTTGCTAAACGCAGTGGTGTTAATACCAAAGCCAGTGTAAGTAGTCTACGCAAAACCGCTAAACATTCAACTGGTGAAAAGGCTCGTATGGCACACTGGTTGGCCAATATGAAGGCTGGCAAAAAGAAGCATGCCAAAGAAGACGTAGATGAAGCCGTCGGCGAAAAGAAACTGGTTATATTTGACATTGACGATACACTAGTAACTACCAATACTCGAGTTGGGGTAGTTCGAGATGGTAAAACCATCAAGACACTAGACAGTCATGAGTTTACCTTGTACAAAAAGCAACCTGGCGAGGAATTTGACTTTGGGGCATTTAGAGATGCCGAAGACTTTTTCAAACACGCACAGCCAATTGCTCCTATGATCGAACAGTTAAAAGATGACATTGCAACTGGTAATAAAGTTGTAATGGTTACTGCACGAAGTGATTTCAACAATAAAGAAATATTCTTAAAAACATTTGAACAATGGAATGTGGACATGTCAAAGGTACATGTATACCGTGCTGGCAATGATACAGACCCTGTGCCAATTGATGAAAAGAAAGCACGTATTATACGTAGACTACTAAATGGGCATCCTTATAACAAAGCCATTATGTATGATGATTCACGACCAAATTTGGAATCATTTTTAAAGTTACGACAAGAATATCCCAATACTAGATTTTATGCCTGGCATGTGGACCACAGTGGACATGCTAGCGAGTACGCACGTGCCGTAGATGAAAGTTTATTTGAAGCTGAAGTTGCCAATCAAGTTACTGATGCTGTAATAGATTTTTACCAAGATGAAGTTGGTGAAGTCGCTCGACAACCTGTTGACAATTACGTTGAACAAGCACAAGCATTATTAGCCAAAGCCGATCCTTCAGTTCGCGGACAAGTTAAAGAAATTCTAGTTAAAGCTAAAACAAATCCTTATATACAAGGTGGTGTAATAACAACCATTGGTACACTATTAACTGGTGGCTTGTTGCACATAGCGCAAAATGTACAACTTTCCCCGGCACAGACCAATATGTTGTTACAGGCAGTATTGAATACTGTTATACCAACTGTGGTAAGTCGAGTCAATGGCAAAAATTGGATTGACACTGTAAAATATACATTGGCTAGTGCTGGTATTGGTATAGGTATTAGTACCATAAGCGAAGATGAAATTACCGAAATTGAAAATTTGAAATCATACCATTATACAGGTGGTAAAGATGTGTTAAAACATCCTATGTATACTGATCCCAGAAAGGTAAGCCGAAAGAACATAAAACCGTTACCGGGTGGCAGTGGATTAAATTATGCCACCATTGACAATGGACGTTTGTTAGAAATAAGAATATTAGATCAATCAGGGCAAGAAGCTATTGGACAATTGAAATTGCTGCGGGTAAGTTTTCCTATCGATAATGCATACCAAGTGAGTACTGTCACAGTGGATGAAGATTATCGAGGAAAGGGCATTGCCAAGTCCCTGTATGGTGTTGCACTAAGCATATTAAAAATAACCTTGATTGCCGGATCACAACAAACACCCGGCGGTAAACGTAATTGGATGAGTCTAGCACAAATTCCCGGAGTTGAAGTTCGCGGCTACGTAGAATTGGATAATAATGATATCAACAAAGAGAAAAATGTTGACACAGTGATGGGACAATTGGGCGGTGACTATCTTGGAGAAGACGAGGATGGCAATATGATTTTTGCTTTTGATGTAGTGCCTGGTACAGGATCATTAACTCCGGCAGTAAAAACCAAATTAAACAAACTCTATTATGGTGAATACGATATGTTGTACGTAACTGGATTGTATGCACGTTGGGCAGGACAATAATGAACGAGTATCCAGTATATCCACAAGACGATGGTTACGATAGATTCCGTAATCCCTATAGCCCAGTATGATTACACAAGAACAACTATTTGAATTTATTGCTCAAGATCAAAAACTTGATGCCGCCAATTGGACTTTGGAAACTACATTGGATAGCTTGGGCATAGATAGTTTAGCCAAAATGGAACTGGTGTTCCAATTAGAAGACAAATATAAAATAACAATCCCCAATGACGATATTGCAGTAAACACTTTACAAGAAGTATTGGCGTTGGTCAACAGACACCTACCTTAGGACTTTATGTCACGGTGTGCCCGGCTGCTGGGCCGAAGTATATGGGAGTCGTGCCCCGGAATGTACTTCTAAAGTGAGCATTTAACTATTGCATTTTTTCAACAACTCCTATATAATAATATTTTATATGGAGATTATTATGGATAGTGGATATAATAGAACATTTAACGGTGATGCAAAGATCAAGTTAACACAATTGATCAATGAGGGATGCCAAGTAATGCAAGAAGTTGAAGATCTCAATACCGGACTTAATGAAACAATCAAAGCAATCGCAGAAGAATTGGAAATCAAACCTGCTACTCTAAAGCGAGCAGTTAAAATTGCACACAAAGCTAGACTAACTGACACCAATCGCGATCATGACGAGTTAAACACTATTTTAGAAACAGTTGGCAAAACTCTTTAATGGTAGGATATCGCAAGGACAATTTCATTTACATAATGATTCCCAAAAATGCTTGCACAACTTATAGCGAGTTGTTGGAGCGACATGGGTGGGTACGTTTTGAAATTGACGTCACTGCCGATTATTCTAAATATATTTTATGGGCGCATATCCAAAATCCAAGTGTTAGGCATACAAAAGGACTAGAACAATATCTTGGTATAACCTTTGGTTCTAAAGAGTATAATGAATACGCTAAGACAATAGTCAACATATTATCCGATCCTATTGCAAGCAAATTAATAGTAAGTGGAGTTTTTGATCAACATACTTATAGTTTAGCGTTAATGTTAGGTCCGTTATTTCATCCACAACGTCTAGTATGGATTCCGTTGGACATTCAAGTATGGGATGAATCAAAAATGTGTTATTTGGATGGTGACGGACTCACCAACAACTTTTTTAAAGAAAATAATATAGCTATTACGGTAACCAAAGAAGATCACAAAAACGTCTCCAATGACAATCAAAAACTTGTACGCAACGAAATTGATAAGTTAAAAGAAAAATATTCTGAACAGTTTGGAGCATTATGGGCTAATATACTAAATCCAGATCGTGTTTTATATGAAAAAGTTATAGGTTTTTACATTCAAAAATTTCAAACAAAAAATAAATGAAAACAATAATACATACCTGTAGTAGTATTCTTGTACGTCCCAACGGCATCGTGCGGTATATCAATGCAGTTTTGGATTTACAAAAAAGTATGGGTCACAAAACCATATTTGTCACTGATGCCAAACCCACACAGACTATCAATGCAGATAGCGTCATTTATTTAAATGATGCAAGTACCTATGTGCCTAACATGCGAAATGGACATGTTTGGTTGCAACCCGATGATGCAATTATCGATCAAATGCATAAACTATATCAGCAATATCAGTTAATGGCCGATTTGGTTGTTGCACACGACTTACACAGTTATTATGCTACATCTGATAATTACGCAAATGGTGTATTTGTACAACACGAAAGTGATGTACTTACTCCAGGCTTGCGTTATAGTTTCTTGGACGATGACTATTTGAATTTACAAAAATTAGTTGTGGCAAATACCAATTGGTGTATAGGATTAACGGTTCCAAGTACTCATGTAAAACCCAAGCGAGCTATATATACCCCTAGTCCATTTACAGTCACAGGTGCAGTCAAGAAACAAAAAAGCAAAGGCTTGTTGTACATTGGCGATGCTACAGAACGTAAGGGTGCACGAGAGTTTATGGCAATGGCACGTCAATTAGGTGAAACCCCAACAGTTATAACACACGAGCTTGATGCAGAAATATTTGCCGGAGCAGATGTGTACTCATTTGGATTAACAGAACAAAAGGCCATGTATCAGTTAATGAGCGAACACCGTGTGGCATATATTCCCAGTCGAAATGAATGCCCAGGTCTGGCAGTACTAGAATGTTTGCAATTTATGCCAGTGGTGCTTAATGGTGCGTATGCTTGGAGCGAGTATCACAAATATACAGGTGCGTTAATATGTACAGGCAAGAGTATATACAATACACTAGCTGATCATTTAAATAATGATATCCCATATGATAGAAAAATGCTTGACGCATACAGTCTAAACAGTATACAATACTGGAAGAACCTAAGCACATGACATTTTTAAAAAACATAACCCAATATATCAAAACTGATTGGCAGAGCAATCCACTTCGTTTCTGTGCCGAGGCATTTGCTTGGTTCTGTAGCGTGGTTAGTGCTATAATGTTTGCAGTGACTGCTCCTGATATTCCTATCATACCATTGTATGTTATTTTTATCAGTGGATGTTGTGCTAGTGCCTGGAGTTGTTATACTCGTGGCAGTTTTGGCCTAATGGCTAATGCAGTATTTTTGGTTACAATTGATAGCATGGGACTTATCAGAATGATAAGTAAAAATATATAGAGTCGTTGGCTATACCAACATGCAGAGTATGTGTAAGCTCAAAATTACATAAGGAGAAATATGAGTTACGTTGACGCTCTTTTTGACAGGGCAAAAGATAGAATACACGTTGTCGAACGTGTAGATGGGGCAAGAGTCTATAAAGAATATCCTGCAGAGTATATTTTTTACTACGACGATCCCAAGGGCAAACACCGCACAATATTTGATACTCCGGTTAGTAGATTCCATACTAGAAACAGTAAAGAGTATCACAAAGAACTAAAAATAAATTCAGGCAAACGTTTATGGGAAAGTGATATCAATCCTATATTTCGTTGTCTTGAAAGCAATTATTTAGGCGCTACATCGCCAAAATTACAAACTGCATTTTTTGACATTGAGGTAGATTTTGATCCAGAAAAAGGATACGCACCCACCAATGATCCTTTTAATAAAATTACTGCCTTTTCTGTTTACTTAGATTGGCTAGACAAATTAGTTACACTGGTAGTGCCACCAAAGTCAATTAGTTGGGAAAGCGCAGAAGAAATTTGCACACGATTTGATAACTGTTTTCTTTTTGAACGTGAAGAAGACATGATTAATACTTTCCTGGATCTAATACAGGATGCAGATATACTAAGTGGTTGGAACAGTGAAGGCTTTGATATTCCCTATACTGTAGGGCGCACAGTACGAGCATTGAGTCGAGACGACTTAAGGCGCTTTTGTTTATGGAATCAAATGCCCAAGGAGCGTGAGTTTGAGCGTTTTGGCGCAAAAAATATCACATTTGACTTGATTGGTAGAGTGCATATGGACTATATGCAACTGTACCGCAAATACACATACGAGGAAAGGCACAGTTATAGCTTGGATGCTATTGCCGAATACGAACTAGGCGAAAGTAAGACGCCTTATGAAGGAACACTGGATCAGTTATACAATAAAGACTTTCCCAAGTTTATTGAATATAACCGACAGGATACAATGCTGATTGCAAAGTTTGACAAGAAGCTACGCTTTTTAGATCTTGCAAACGAATTGGCACATGATAACACAGTATTGCTTGCCACTACAATGGGTGCAGTGGCAGTAACCGAGCAGGCAATTATCAATGATGCTCATCAACGTGGTATGGTAGTTCCTAACAGAAAGGGTCGTGATGATACAGAACAAACGCAAGCCGCAGGTGCCTATGTTGCTTACCCCAAAAGAGGTATGCACAAAGACATTGGCGCCATCGACATCAATTCGCTCTACCCCTCGGCTATTAGAGCGCTCAACATGGGCCCAGAAACAATCATTGGGCAGTTAAGGCCTATAATGACTGATCTCTACATCTCGAAAAAGATGAGCGAGAACGGAGGCAATTTTGCTGATGCATGGGAGGGACTGTTTGGCAGTTTAGAATATACTGCGGTCATGGCTGGCGAAATTGGAACTGAGATTACCATAGACTGGGAAGATGGCAGGGAATCGGTACACAGTGCCAAGCAAGTTTGGGACATTGTTTTTAACGGTAATCAGCCCTGGACCTTAAGTGCCAATGGTACCATATTCAAGTATGACCGTAAAGGTATTATACCAGCGTTGCTAGAACGCTGGTATGCCGAACGTAAAGAAATGCAAAAGAAACTTAAGGAGGCAGAAACAGATGAAGACAAAGCATATTGGGATAAGCGACAATTGGTTAAGAAAATTAATCTTAATAGTTTATATGGTGCTTTACTCAACCCTGGTTGTCGTTTTTTTGACAAGCGTATTGGTCAATCAACGACACTTACCGGACGCGGAATTGCACACCACATGGATGGCCATGTCAATGAAGCAATAACTGGCCGGTACGATCACGTGGGCGAGGCAATCATATACGGCGATACCGACTCAGTGTACTTTTCGGCCTGGCCCATGGTGCGTGAAGATGTTGAAGCTGGACGCATGGAATGGAACAAAAACATTTGTATACAGTTATATGATACTATTGCTGATAGTGTAAATGAATCGTTCCCGGCATTCATGGAACGTGCATTTCACTGTCCCCGAGAAATGGGTGCCATTATCAAGGGCGGTCGAGAACTTGTGGCATCAAAAGGCTTGTTTATTAAAAAGAAACGCTATGCAGTTCTTATTGTGGACAAAGAAGGAAAACGATTAGACACACATGGTAGCCCAGGTAAGGTCAAAGCCATGGGGCTAGACTTAAAGCGAAGTGACACTCCCAAGGTGGTGCAAGACTTTCTCAGCGAGATATTGATGGATGTGCTGACAGGAGCCGAGCGAGAAGCCATTATTGAAAAGGTCAAAGAGTTTAAAATTCTGTTTAAAGAGCGTCCGGCTTGGGAAAAGGGCACACCCAAACGTGTGAACAATTTGACCAAGTACACCGCTGAGGAAGCACGGTTGGGCAAAGCCAACATGCCAGGCCATGTGCGAGCTGCTATGAACTGGAACAATCTAAAACGTATGCATGGTGATCAGTACAGTACTGCTATCATAGATGGCATGAAGACCATTGTGTGTAAACTCAAAGACAATCCTTTAGGTTATACCTCGGTTGGCTATCCCACTGACGTGTTGCACATACCGCAGTGGTTCAAGGACTTGCCGTTTGACAACGGTGCTATGGAAGGTACCATTGTGGACCAAAAAGTAGAAAACTTATTGGGCGTATTAGACTGGGACATAACTAAAAATACCGATATCAGCAGCACATTTGACAGCTTGTTTAGTTGGGAGTAATTATGTCATTGCATAACTTGGTCTCACTGAAACATGCATTAAATAAACAATTGGATGTTGTTCATGTAGTCTCTGCGATTGGAGCATTAAAAACACAAATTAATAGTGTTAAGTTTCAAGTGCCAGAAATTAGTGATGAGTATATGGCACAACTAGATGATTTGATCCAACAGTATGACCAGTTACTGGAACAGGCCAAACAACCAGTTATTAATGGAAAATTAATAATCAATCAACTTGATAGTGAGATCACTGAGATTGCACATAAATTATTTTATAACAATTATGATCTTGAGGAGAGACTTGGTGGACTTGAGTATGTTAGGAATAGCCGCAGAATACCTTTGCGAGAAGATATTGAACAAGCAATCAAACAACGAATACTACTACACACCAATTGGCGCTATCCTGCATTGGAAATAGGATGCAGGGATGGCGAGTGGACACAATTTTTAGTTGCTTCTGATCCGCTATACATAATGGATCAGTTTCCTGAATTCTTAGAAAGTACAAACAGTAAATTTCCAGGACAATACCAAAATAGACTTAGAAAATATCCGCTAAAGAATCATGACCTCGGCGCATTGCCACAAAATCAATTTGGATTTGTGTTTAGTTGGGGACATTTTAATTATGTTAGCCTAGATACTATAACGCAGGTGCTAAAACAATTGACTACCGTACTACGTCCAGGTGGGGTGTTTATGTTTAGTTACAATGATGGAGACACTCCTGCAGGTGCTGGTATGGCAGAAAACTTTGCTCAAACTTATATTCCTAAAAGTCTACTGGTTCCCACTTGTTTGAGCATGGGATATGAGATTACAAAAGAAGTTTTCTTTGAGCCTAATGTAAGTTGGCTTGAAGTTAAGCGTCCCGGTGTATTACATACTGTTAAAGCGCACCAAGCAATGGGCAAGATCACTGCTAGAACAGACTAATGCAATATAATCCCATTATATTTGCAAACTATCCACGTGGTCGAGATTGGCCAACGCCTATCAATAACCATTGTGACCAACCTTTTAAAACACTAAATGTGGATTTAAATGGCGATTGTTATTTGTGTATGTGTGAAGCGCATTTGCCCATAAGTGTTGGCAATATACTAGAGTTTACTAACTTAAAAGACATATGGCTCAATCCCGTTGCCAAACAATTGCAATCAACTATTACCAATCGCACGTTTGATTATTGTGCTGTACAACATTGTGGTGTGATAAATCAAAGTATTGTTATGCCCACATACCATGTTGGCTTTAACATTGATGAAAGTTGTAACCTTGCTTGTCCTAGTTGCAGGCGTAGTGCTATTAATCATACAAGTGGTGCTATATATGAGCAACGTCTTACACAGGTTAATCATTTTGTTAATCTTATTGACCAATTTGAAGAGCCTATACGCATAACAATGAGTGGCAATGGAGATCCACTAGCCAGTATGATAATGCGTCCGCTTGTGTTAAACTGGCAACCCAAGCCAAATCAAAGCATTAAGTTACATACAAATGGTTTATTAATGCAAAAATTGTTACCGCAGGCGCCAATACTGCCACACATTACTGAATTTCATATTAGTATAGATGCTGGATCACCCGACGTGTATCAAAAGGTTAGGGCCCCGGGTAAATTTGATATACTAGAACAAAATCTCTCTTGGTTAAAGGATAACCGCGGTACTGCAACTGTTACCTTGTTGTTTGTTGTATCATCTTTTAACGTCAATGACATTGTAAACTTTGCCAATTTATGTAGCCGTTATGGCTTTAGGGGCGAGTATACCAAATTAGACAACTGGGGCACATTTGATAACTTTAATCTACACGACGTTTCGCAACCAGATCATCCACTGCACTCAGTCATGCTTGAACAATTGGCCCAAGTGGCTAACCAACCCAACATAATTATTCAAAATATTTTAAAAAGTAAACAAATACATTGACAGGTCTAAATATATTTGTTATAATCAATCAACATAGGAGAAACCATGCAAGACTATTTAAAAGACATAGTACAACATACTAATGGACTAGGCAACATTGACCTAGTTAAAATTACAGGAACACAAGATGCTACACTTATTAATAGTGTAAGCGAAGATCGTAGTGTTATTTTAGAAGCTCGCTTTAAAAGCGCACACCCAGACTTTATGGGAACATTTGGTATGCCTAATTTAGGTAAACTAAAAACTATTTTGGGCATTGAAGAATATCGAGAGAATGCCAAGATCACAATTAATACACAAAATAATAGTGCTGGCGATACAGTACCTTGTGGATTACATTTTGAAAACAAAGCTGGCGACTTTAGAAACGATTATCGTTTTATGGACGCTAATGTTATCAATGACAAACTTAAAACAGTTAAGTTCCGCGGAGTTAAATGGGGAGTAGACTTTGAGCCAACAACAGCTGGTATTACACGTTTACGCTATCAAGCCAGTGCCAACAGTGAAGAAACAACATTTACTGCTAAAACAGAAAATGGCAACTTAAAATTCTTCTTTGGTGATCCAAGTAGCCATGCAGGTAACTTTGTATTCCAAGCAGGTGTACAGGGCAACTTTACCAAAACACAATGGCATTGGCCAGTTAGTGTGGTACTTGCTATTTTAGCTCTGCCCGGAGACAAAACATTTAAAATGAGTGACGACGGCGCAAGTAAAATCACTGTTGACAGTGGTTTAATTGAATACGACTACATTATCCCTGCACAAACCAAGTGATAGTAGACGCTGGCTTCTTAACTGAGTGGAAGAATACTGGTCATCGTTATGGCGAGTGCATGAGCACTGCCGACAGTGATCTCATGTATGTGTATATTCCCAAGAATGCCAGCTCATGGACCAAACCCAATTTACAAGATTGGGGTTGGGAATTTTACAACTATCATACTGATGCACTTGACAAGCATGCCATTGTTGCGCTACGTGATCCTGTGGATCGGTGGCTAAGTGGCATTGCCGAGTGTATGTTTTTATATCATCCCACATTTGAATTCCATGATCGAGAAACTGTTGATCTAGTATTTGATAGAGTAGTATTTGACGACCACACAGAAAAACAAGTAAAATTC